TAGTTGGAGTCTGGGCAAGTAACTGGTTGGCATATAAAAACTTCTTGCAAACTGATAAGGATGTGCTACTCATTTTTGAAGATGATGTTGAACTAAGTGCAAACTTTCAAATGATTACAAACTTTTATATGCAGGAGTTGATGCCTACCTGGGACTTCTTCTCTATCTTTGTTCCTGATGACTCGCTGTTTGCCTATAACGAAGAACAGCACGATATTTATGAACAGCACATTTGTAGGTCATATCAACAGTGGTCATGTGCTGCGTATGCAGTGAGTAGACGTGGGGCAGAAAAGGCTCTGAATGATGTAGCCACACGTGGCATAACAGCGCCAGTAGATTGGTATGTATTTAATTTTAGAATGAAACAAGAACCAGACCAAATGAGATTTGCAACTTACACTCTAAAGCCAAATGCGTATAGACCAGTAAAGTTTAATTTAGATGCAGCCCGTAAAAGCCAAATTCACTGGGGCAGTACAGAACTACTACATACCACCTAGCATCAGGATATCTGGGATAGAACCGCCTGCTGCTGCAGTTCCTGCTGTTCCTTGAGTACCTGTGGTACCTGCAGTTCCTTGCACACCTTGAGTTCCCTGAGTACCAGTACCAACTGTGCCTTGAACACCTTGAACGCCTTGAGTTCCTTGAGAACCAACAGTTCCCTGAACGCCTTGAGTTCCCTGAGTACCTTGAGTTCCTAGTGTTCCCTGTACTCCTTGGGTACCTTGTGTTCCCTGAGCACCAGTATCACCTTTATCACCAACACGAGCAAAAGTAATATAAACGTTATCGTTGTTTACAACAGACAAAGTTCCTGTTACGTGTGCAATAGGAACGCTGAAGTATGCCCCACCGCTCTCGTGCGTGTGCGTGCCTGTAATTTGGAAGAAAGCAAAACTGTTCGCATCTCCAACCTCAGTAAACTTTATAGTTCCTTTAATTCCAGAAGTTGAATCATCAATTGTTTGAAGTAACTGTGTAATATCGTTTGTATTAAAGTCTATATTGTCAATATACAAAGCGGTAGCACTTGAGATAGTGCTGTTATTAAATTTAAAGTTACCATTTCCTGGGTCAGTGTTACCTGTATCAGTTAGGAAATTATATTCATGAGTTTCACCACCAAAAGAACCTGTAGCACCCTGTGTACCAAGAGTACCTTGTGTTCCTTGTGTACCTTGGGTTCCTTGGGTTCCTTGAGTACCTTGAGAACCTTGAGTTCCTAAAGTTCCCTGAGTACCTTGAGTTCCTTGGGCTCCTTCGGTGCCTTGAGTACCTTGAGAACCGACAGTGCCCTGTGTGCCTTGAGTGCCCTGTGCACCAACTGTACCTTGAGTACCTTGCGCACCAGTCTCTCCTAGTACACCTTGAGTTCCCTGAGTACCTTGAGTGCCTTGGGTTCCTTGAGTGCCTTGAGTGCCTTGAGTGCCCTGTGCACCTGTGTTACCTAACTCTCCTTGAACTCCTTGTGTGCCCTGCACACCTTGAGTTCCTTGTACACCTTGAGAACCTTGGGTTCCCTGAATACCTTGTAATCCGCCATATGAAAGTGAGTTCCAAGAGGTGGAGCCATTACCAATCTTTAATTTCCCTGTATCGGTTTCAATACCGACTTCACCAGCGGCTAAAGTTGGATTATTCGTTGACCAGTTCGTTGCTGTTCCACGACGTAATTTGATTGTTACTGCCATTAGATTACTCCTCCACCATCATAGGAACTGGTATAAGAATCACTGCCGCCTGCTTCATCTCCACCATCTGCAGTTGCAGCATAGGTATCACTTCCGTTTGCTTCATCGCCACCCTCAATAATATCAAAGGTTGAAGTTGTGGCTATTTCAGTCCAGATAACTCCATCAAATACATAGAGGTTGTGATTATCTGGATTAAAGTAGAGGTCACCAGCATGCTGACCTACTGGCTCCGTAATGGTAGCCAGTACGTTCAGCGGTACTAGTGCTCTGCTGCTCATCGTTAGCCAATGACCGCCACAACATAAGCGTTAGTTGCTGGGGCTTCAGCAAACTTCACAGTAACCGTGTTGGTGGTTGTCTTTTCTACATCTACAACTACCTCTTCATAAGCGGAGGCTGCGTTGTAAACCGAAACAACGACTCCACGTGTATTGAAGTTGTGTGTGATTGTAAAGGATGTTGCGCTGTTGTCACCAATTGTGGTGGTGTACTTTCTAGCAACTGTGGTTGTGTCTACTGCAACATCATCAGCGTTTACGGTGATACCTGTTCCAGCGCCCACTGCAAATGTGTTACCAGTAAGAGTTAGACCGCCACCAGCGATGTATGTTCCTGCACCAGAGAACTGTGTGAAAGTTAGCGCTGTAGTGTTAAGGGTGATGCTGTCATTAGTTGTTAATACCCAGCCAGTATCAGCATTTGTTGTGCCTTGCTCAACGAATGTGAAGAGGCCTGCTGTGACATCTGCAGAAGCATTTGCATCGTCTGCACGCATCAACTCCCATGGAGTGCTTCCATCACCAGCAGTTGCTACGGAGTAGATACCGTTGTACTTCTCGTTAGCACCTGCTTCATTCTTTACAAGAACACGGTTACCTTGCGCAAGATTTACACCATCAATTGTTAGGGCGCCATTTGCATTTGCGGTAAGAGTTCCGCCACCTGTGTTAGAGAAGGCGTAGGCTGCTAATGCTGCTGTCGTTGCAACCTTAACAGAAGCCTTGACATCAAGACCTTGTGCTGTTGAGTCTACGTATGCACGAGTTGCGATGACTGTCGTGTCAACAGCGATAGTTAGTGTTTGAGCACCATCGTTGTAGGTAGTTTGGATACCAGTGCCATCAGTGATAAGAGCATCAACACGGTCGTCAACACGTTCATCGGTGTAGTAGAGGTTTGTAGTACCTTCTGGAACATCATCAGTATCAGCAATTGTCGCTGTGATGTCACTTGTAAGAGCGATAGTACCTGCTGCATCTGGCAAGTTAATTACGTTGTTGTCAGTTGGAGCAATTGCCTTTAGTGTTGTTGTGTACTGAGCGCCTTCGAATCCTGCTCCAGTACTTGCGACGAAGGCATCAAATGAGACCTGGTCTCCGACCTTAGTTAACGCATAACCAGCAGTAATTGGGTCAGTTGTGCCTGTAGCACCCTGTGTACCCTGAGTTCCTTCAGTACCTTGGGTTCCCTGTGTGCCCTGTGTTCCCTGTGCACCAACAGTACCTTGAGTACCTTGAGCACCATCTAGACCCTGGATACCATCAGTACCTTGGGTTCCCTGTGTTCCCTGAGAGCCAACAGTTCCCTGTGTGCCTTGAGCGCCTTGTGCACCATCAAGGCCTTGAATACCGTCTGTACCTTGAGTACCCTGAGTTCCCTGCGTACCTTGAGTTCCCTGTACTCCTTGTTGACCTTCAACACCCTGTACTCCTTGAGTACCTTGGGTTCCCTGTGCACCTTCAGTTCCTTGGGTACCTTGCTGACCTTCCGTTCCCTGAACGCCTTGAGCACCGACTGTACCCTGAGTTCCCTGGGCTCCTTCGGCTCCCTGTGCACCAGTTGTGCCTTGAGCACCTTCGGCTCCTTGAGCACCCGTTGTTCCTTGAGCACCCTGTGCACCAACATCACCAGTACGAGCAAAAGTTAAAATTACATCATCTTCATCTGTGAATGAACCATTACCAGATACATATGCAATTGTTACTTCAAACCATGTTGCATTATCTGTTAGGTTGCTAATTGTGTAGAGAGCAAACGTGTTGCTATCTGACTTTAGAGAAATCTTTACGTGACCCTTAATTGTTGAAGTAGAGTCATCAATTGTTTGTAGATAGGGATGAATGTCTACTGAAGCAGCGTTTACGTCATCAATTGCAAGTGCTGTTGCTGAAGAAGGAGAAGCATTAAGGCGAATGTATGTATCGCCTGGGTCTGCCATAGTGGTTGAGTTGTCATAGTTATACTCAAATGAAATACCACCAAAGGAACCTTCTTTACCTTGAACACCTTGAGTACCTTGTGTTCCCTGTGTTCCTTGGGCGCCTTCTGTACCTTGCGCACCAGCCGTTCCTTGTGCACCTTCCGCACCTTGCGCTCCTGTGGTGCCTTGAGCACCTTCAGTTCCTTGTGTTCCTTGAGCGCCTTCAGTTCCTTGTGTGCCTTGAGAACCAACAGTTCCTTGAACTCCTTGCTGTCCTTCAGTACCTTGAACGCCTTGCGTGCCTTGAGTTCCCTGTACACCCTGTTGTCCCTCAACACCTTGTGTTCCTTGAGTACCTTGAGCACCAGTATCACCAGTTGTACCTTGTGCACCTTCTGCGCCTTGCGCACCTTCGGTGCCCTGTGTTCCTTGAGTTCCTTGCGCACCGACTGTACCTTGTGTTCCTTGTGTTCCTTGTGTACCTTGCGAACCATTAGCACCGTCAAGACCTTGCGCACCTGCGGTTCCCTGTGTTCCTTGCGTACCTTGAGCACCAGTCTCACCAGTTGCACCTTGAGTGCCTTGCGTACCTTGAGCACCTTGGCTTGTATTAACCCATGCACTGCCATTCCAAACACGAAGATAACCAAGTACAGTGTCAAAATAGATTTGACCTACTACTGGGCTTCCTGGGGCTGTTGCTAGGTTCTGAATGCGGGCATTCTGAAGTTCTAACTTAGTTAAATCAATTGGGGTTAAATACTTACGTGCCACTCAAGGTCTCCTTATGATAGATAGGCTTTACCGCTAAATGCTGCTGAGAATGTGAGCACGATTTGATTTCGATTTGTGTAGGCGATTTCGCCCTCAACGATTGTACCAGCAGAGTCTACAACCGTAACGTTAGGATAAAAATCTAAATTATGAACAATTGTCCAGGTAGAACTGGAAGTGGCTTGATTATGAGCATATGCAAGGTCTGGAACTACTACCTCTGTTACTGACCCAGCAGTTCCATAAGAGGCAGTTCCTGAAGGCGTTGTAATACTAATAACGTCGTTTACATACGTCGTTGAGTTAGCCCCTGGTCTTACGTATTGGCTCATTCAGTAGTCACCTCTTTAGTCAAGAAGATTTTACCCGTAACATACGTTTTTGTAACGCCGTTTGAATCCACCATTTGAATGTCGTAGTACGACGTTTTTGGAAGGAGACGGGTTTGAACTTCAGTAAGGTCCAACTGTAAAGTACGAAGCCCTGCTCCATCACCTGAACCAACATCAGGTTTTGTAATATTGAAAGAAGTTATTAAGGCAGAACTTCCAGGAAGCGCACGTATTTCGGAGGTTGCCGTGTATGTATCAAGTTCAAAATCAAAAACTACATTGAAGGTATAGTCATCGCCTTCATACACAAACAGGTCTTGAACAATAGTTGTAACAGGAGCATCAACTCCACCGTAAGTTGGGATAGGTACGTAAACCCGTGTTGGAGTCTCTCTATCATCGACTTCCATAGGTTGAAAGATTGGTACATAACGATTTGTAGTTTTTGAAATTCGGCGCAAACTAAATACATCAATCTTGTAAAGACCAATACCAAGTTGTGAACAGAGTTCTTTGTATTGGTTTTGACGAGCCTGAACCATCTGCATCAACTGCTGATATCGTTCAGAACGAGGAATAGTTACGCCATCTGGAGCAAACACGTTAATATCAAATGCAGCATCATTGGCTAACGCATAGAGAGCCAGTGTTGCTGCATAAATAACTACTGGGTACTCTTCAAGAACAGGAAGATTTTGTAGAGAAACGCTTCGCCCGTACGCGTCCGTGTGATACGCACTGTGTTCAGTAAATGCAGTGCTAACAAATTGTTCAGTTTCTGTGTCGGTAAAATATCTATAATAATTACCAGCAACAATTATTACGTCATCTGCTGATGGTGTTGTGTCAAAGACTATATATCCTGTGGCTTCTTCAACTGCAACATCGTCAGATACGTTGACGCCATCTTGTAATATTGACAGGTTTAATCCATCAAGAGGTGAGTATGGAACTAAGAATCGATTGGTGGTTCCATCGGCTGTAAATTGATACACAAAAGATTTGCCGATATCGCCTATTTCAGTGCGAAGCCTGCTTCCTAGGCTAGATAACGTCGCCACAAAACCTCCGAGAACTCAAGTGTTGTTATTCTCTCTTGTAACTTACAAATAAACAGCACAAAAAAGGTCCAACCCTCAACTGGGAGGAGGGCGGGAACCAGTTGAGGGAGGACTACTAGCGACGGCTTAGTTAGGCCGCCAAATGTACCCAAGTTGCTCTAGATAATCAGAGAGGTGTCGTGGGACACGGTACTTAACTCCTGATTTGAATGAGTAACTTTGAGGGGTCCCGTTAACGACTCCAAATGTCATGTCATCAATGTCGGTAATTGTTCGAATGACTACGTACTCATTCGACACTGAGACTCCAACACTTTCAATTTCGTCCAAGACGAGTGGAGCATCTGGTTTCTTTGGGTCGAAGATGTCTCTTTCAAGAGACTCTGCCTCTAACTGATTAGCGATAGAAATTTCTTCTTGACGCTTTTTTACTTCAGCAGCGTTCTTTTTTGCTGCTCTTTCGGCTGCAACTCCTGTTGCATCCAATGGACTTGTTGCTTTATTTGCCACGGTGTTTATTCTCCTAAGTTGTGTGATTGTTTATGCCTGGGAGCCAAAGAAGGAGTATGGCTCCCAGACATAAGGTGAAACTAGTTGGTGTAGACCTTGACGATAGCCTGGTCTGTGATAACACCAAGACCCCAAATTGCATACCAAGCAAGAGCGTGCTCACGACCGAAGTCGAGAACGCCACCATCGCGGAGTTCAACTGGGAGGGAGATTGCGTGACCAAATGCATTGTCACCAATCATGATGGACTCGTAAACCTCAGCACCGTTTCCAGTTGCAGAAGTCAAATAACCCTTTTCAGCAGTGAAATCTGCAGACTCTGGGTTACCGCCTGAACCTGGGCGAGTGTTAGCCTTAACAGGTACTTCAATCTGAGACGCAGGAACTCCTACGCTTGTTGAAGTTGTATAAGAAGCGTTAACAGCCAACTTCTTAACCTGTGTTGTTTCGATGAATACTACGTCATAGAGACGTCCGATTTCACCGAGCATGAAGTTTCCTGGAGCAGCGTACTTTGTTACCTCGATGAACTCTGGGTTCGAACGGATATCACGTG